GGTCCTATTAACAAATGGTATCGGTTTTTTATTTTGTAAACTTTACTTTCATCTACTTATTAGGTAAATTAGAAGTATGAGTGATTTTAGATTAGACCCAACGATAGCGTACGATGTAATTCCCTTACCAAGTCAGGGGATATACTACCCAAATAAAAAGAAGAATGTTAAGGTTGCTTTTTTAACAGCATCTGATGAAAACATTTTATCATCACCAAGCTTAATAGCAAACAACCTTGTGGTAGATGAATTACTAAAAAGAAAAGTATTAGATAAGGATATCAATGTTGAAGATATTGTTGAAGAAGATAGACAAGCAATTTTATTCTTTTTAAGGAATACTGCGTTTGGTAGTGAATATGAAGTAACTGCAACTGACCCAAAAACAGATGAAACCTTTACAGCTAAAATTGATTTAGGAAGTATTAAGATTAAAGATTTTACATTAACAGAAGATATCAATGGTGAATATGAATTTTATTTACCAGTTTCTAAACTACCAATCACATTTAACTTCTTAACAAAAAAACAAGAAGACGAATTAAAGAAAATTGAAGAAAGTTGGAATGGTAATGGTATTGCACCAATTAAAACAAAAGAATTAGAATTTTTAATAAAATCAATAAATGGAATTAAAGACCTTATGCAATTAAGAAATTTTATTGAAAAAATGCCAATTAAAGATTCACAAGAATTTAAAAAATTTGTTAAAGAAAATAAACCAGGCTTAGATTTAAGTCAAAAAGTAATTACCCCATCAGGAGAAGAGGTCCAAGTAAGTATTGGATTTGGGGTTGAATTTTTTCGCCCTTTCTACGGAATATAAAAAAGGTCAGTTAGACGAAATTCTATATATGGTCCAAAAGGGGTTCACGTATAATGATATCCTTGGTATGCCAATATATCTTAGAAGATATTTTATTAACTACATTTTAGATGCTGAAAAATCAGATTAATCTATTTATTGATATATGGCAGCATTAGATTACAAAAAAATTGCAAAAGATCTTGCAAAAATATCCTCGTCAAAAACTGAAGCTAAAGATAGAGCAAAACAACAAGGTCATACTGCTACTGATTTAGCTGCGATTAATTCAGAAATCAATCAATTAGATCTTAGTGATTTTCAAGGTGGTGGAGGCGGGGGTTCTAATAAAAGTTCATCGCCGTCATCGCCATTTGGTCAGTTATACAAAGCATCTCAAGGTAGTTCAAACATCGCTAGGTTAGGTGATAGCGACTTAACACCAGATTTACTGACATTAAAAACCTCTGAAGGTATGTTTGGTGAAATTGTAAAACAAGTTCAAAGAGAATCTGATTTACAAACACAGATTAACGAAAAGGTAGGTTTAACAGGGGAGTTATCAGAAAATTTCAGAAATTCTGTATTTGAAACATTACCGATTGCAACCAGTTTAGGTTATGGATTCTCAAATGTTGCCGATTTGTTAACCAGAATGGGAGAACAATCTGGTAGATTTAATTTAATATCTCAAGAAACTTTACAAAATTCATATGCAGTATCTAGAGCGTTTGTTGGTGATTTATCACAATTACCAGAATACTTTACTGAATTTGAAAAAATAGGTAAAGGTGCTTTTGACACACTTAAAGCAATAAGTGATGCTGGTAGTAAATCATTAAGTTTAGGTTTAAATTCTAAAAAAACAACAGAATCTCTTAGACAAAATATTGAAAAGTTAAATGAATATGGTTTTAAGAATGGCGTTGAAGGATTGAATAGAATGGTACAAAGAGCTATTGAGTTTAGAATGAATATTGGCGAAGCATTTAAATTAGCTGATAATGTAATGGACCCAGAAAAAGCAATAGCATTAACCGCTAATATGCAAGTTTTAGGTGGTGCAATAGGTGATTTTAATGACCCGTTAAAATTAATGTACATGGCAACCAACAACGTTGAAGGGTTACAAAAATCATTAATTGATGCTGCAAAAGGATTAGCAACGTACAATGCAGAACAAGGTAGATTTGAAATTACTGGTGTAAATTTAAGAAGAGCACATGAAATGGCGACAACCCTGGGTGTTGATTATAAAGAATTAGCAAAAGGTGCAATTGCAGGTCAAGAAAGATTGTTAGCTACTTCAGAGTTAATGGGTAAGGGATTAAACATTTCTAAAGAAGATAAAGAGTTTATTACCAATATGTCACAAATGAAAGGTGGACAGATGGTTATTACAATTCCTGAAGATGTTGCTAAAACAATTGGTTCAAAAACTGAAATATCATTAAGAGAATTATCATCAACACAGATTGAACAGCTGAAAGGTATGAGGTCAGCGTTAGAAGAAAAAACACCAGAACAAATCGCCAGAGGTCAATTCACTTCAATTCACAATATTGAAATGATGATGCAGGGGATTTATAAAACAATAGTACAAGATGTTACAAAATTATCTGTTGGAAAAGAAGGTATTGATATAAAAGGTATTGCTGAAAGATTAACCCCAGGAGTAAAATCTGCATTTGGATCCGCGCAACAAAAAAATCAACAATTTACAGATTATGTAACAGGTTTATATGGTACTATGAATGCTGGTATGAAAAACTTAACTGGTGGTTTTGCGACACAATTTGAACAACAAGCATCCAAACAAATAGAAAGTTTTATTATTGGTGCAGCTAAAGCGACACCGGCGGATTTACAAAAACAATACCAACAAATGATGGACCAATTTGGTAAGTTCTACCAACAGAGCTTAAGTGGAAAGTCGATAAAAGGTGCTTCAATACAAAACAAATTAACTATTGTAGACCAATCTAAAGGAAATAAAGCTTTTTATCAAAATCAAACCAAGCACGCTTATATCGATGATGGTATTGAATAATCATTAAAATTCATTTGTATCTATTTATTATAAAAACAAATAATGCCATTTTATTTAGATTTTGATAGTACCAAAAGAATAAGAGACAAAATGTTAGCAAAGACTTTGGACCCGGTATACGGGAGGTCACCATCACCAAAGACTTTTACTAAACAAAACTATATTGTACAAAATCAAAACGAGTTTTCCAATATTTTACTACCAGATGTTGATACAAATAGACCTAAAGACTTAGGTGATATTTCAAGAAGTAATATTTTTAAACCAAAACAATATAGTGTTACTGAAACATTAAGAGACATACCAAGAAGAGCAAATTTAAATTTATACCCATATTTTGTAAAATCAGATGAAAACTTGATTAGCATCATGTCAACAGACACGTTCGATAGCGAATCAGAACTTTTTAAATTTGCTGCAAAATATATCAGGAAAGACCCTAATGGTCCAGTATTAGCAAGGATACAACAAAATCTATATACCGCCACAGTTGCAAAAGTAAGAATTGCAGATGCACTAAGTGGTAATTTAACGACATTACAAGCCATTATAAGAGGACGTCAACCTCTTGTTGAAGGAAATAACAGCATAACCGCCTCAAGCTCCCTGGTGGGTAAAGGAATCGATTTCTTGGGTACTGTAGCAGGTACTCAACTACCATGGTCTACAATTTCAGGTGATTATCTTACAAATCCTAGAAACCCAATTAATGTTAGACCAACTAATGTATCTAATGCCACAAAAATATGGCAGGATTTAACCGGTGTGTTAGGTTCGGTTATTGGTATAGATAGAAGACCATTACCAACAAGAAAACCATCAGATTTATTAATTGAAAATACCGGTAATGCTACATTAGCAAGATTATATGATGCGTTAACATATAACAAATACGCACCTAATTACACAACAACTGCTAGGTCACAACAAAGTTCAAGATTATTTAATTTTCCGAATCAGGTTGCGCAAGGTATAAAAACCCTTATTGGCTCGGAAGCTCCTAGGGGAGGTGCTTATATTGGTGATGATAGAGCGTTAGATGTTAGAACCGCAACATCGGATATATTTTCTGGTCGAAAAGTTAGGAGCAGTTATTACCTTTCATTGATGTTTGATTCGGTGTCAGCTGAATTATTTCACACCGATAGAAATTTTATGGACCAGGGTAGGCTGGATGGTAATTTAACTTGGATAAGTTCTAAAACATTAAACAAATACAATAAAGATAATATTGCTGAAAGTGTATCCACAAAATACAATTTTAGAGAGGATTCAATTTTATATACTACTCAGGACATGTTGAATAGTGTACCTGATACTGGTGGGGGTGCGTTATCACATATTAGTCACGTATTAGACCAAACAAGTAAATTTTTTGTTGATGGCGGTACAATGTTATCAAGAGGTTCTGCAGTAAAATATACGTTAAATGGTAAAGATGTTGGTGCGGAATTCGCTAGAGTATGGACTAAAGATAGGCCGTATCATTTATACAAAGATAGTGCACCATATATTGACGATATAAATTCACCATCTTATAGCGGGGGAACAGGAAATTATTACAGAAGAAAAAATATTAGAAGATTTGATGGTTCAGTATTGGACAGCACGTGGAATTTAAACATAGCACCAAATTCAGATGGCGGAAAAGATTTCAAGGAATCAACAAACATATTCAAAAAAGGGGACGGATTTTATGCTAAAAAATATATGTTATCAATTGAAAATTTAGCATGGAAAAATACAAACTTACCCGGTTTTACTGTCAACGATTTACCATTTAGTGAAAGAGGTTCAAATGGTGGTAGAGTTATGTGGTTCCCTCCGTATGATGTAAAGGTGAACGAAGTATCAACAGCAACTTGGGAAAGAAATAATTTTCTTGGTAGACCAGAACCAATTTACACATATCAAAATACCGAAAGAAGTGCAACATTAAGTTTTAAAATTGTTGTTGACCATCCTAGTGTTTTAAACTTATTAGTTAGAGAACACTTTAAAACAATGAGTGATGAGCAAGCAGATAATTACATTAATTCATTTTTTGCTGGTGTAAAGGATGTTGATTTTTATAGTTTAGTTAGAACATATGCAAATTTAGATACTAGTGATATTTCAACAATTAAAAATTATCTAGATTCAAATGGTGACCCAAATCAATTAAATAGATACAATGTTGGTGTTAACCCAAAGACAATTATTAATCCAGAAAATTCAGATAACTCAGATAAAGTTAATTTTAATGTTGTTTTAAATTATGATAATTATTTTCCTTTAGCGGAAAAAGAGGATTTTAAGTCTGGATTATCTTATGATGGTATAGTTCTTCAAAGAAACGTTCCAATAATATTAACAAATTTAGGGAATGCTATAGATTCAATTACATTACAAACAGATTCAAAAGAGAATAAAAATGATAGACTAGCTTTATTTGGTTCAACGAATGCAACAAATGATAGTAAAAATAATATACTAAATAATGTTTCAGATTTATTAAGTAATAACACAACAAATTATAATAATTTAAAAAATGAATTAACTTCATTAAAAACAAATTTAAATAATGATTCAGTTAAAGATGATATTTTAGTATCTATAGGGTCTACATCTTCAAGTACATCAGACATTGATGGTGAGTATAATTTTAAACTATCAATCAGAAGATCATATTCAGTTTTACTTTCAATTATAAATGGTATAAAAAACAATTCGCAGAGTGCTGCAACTATTTTATCCAAATACTGGAAAATGACTGATGCTTCATCAGACCCTGCTGGATTTGAAAGATATGGTATCAACGTAACAATACCATTAAAAGATTTAGGGTATAATAATAATAATAACGATATAATAGTTAGAACGATAAACTATGGTGAAAGTGTACAAAACAATGGGGTTGATTGTAGTTCAATTAAGTTTAACAATATAGATTTAATAAAATTTGCACCGGTTATGTATGGTTGTAGAACTTCATCTGTAAAATTAAATTATTCTAAAAATACAACATCAAAAACAACAGGTAGCGCCACAGCAACACCAACTCAATTATTAATTAGAAATAATCGAGGACAAAATACTAGACCACCTTTAGAAACGATGAAAAAGATAATAACCAAAACGTTATCTGAACAATACTATTTCAGGGTTTTAAAAGAAGGTAATCCATTTATTTACGATTCACTTAGAGACAAATTAAAATATTTTCATCCAGCATTTCACTCGATGACACCAGAAGGTTTGAATAGTAGATTAACTTTTCTACAACAATGTTTAAGGCCCGGTGACACAATACCAGTTAAAGGTGTTGCAGACATTTCTGATATTGGTGCTAGAAACACAACATTCGGTCCACCACCAATTTGTGTATTAAGGATTGGAGATTTTTATCATTCGAAAGTTGTAATTAGAGATTTAAATATAAGTTTTGACGATGGCGGTTGGGATTTAAATCCGGAAGGAATTGGGGTTCAACCCATGATTGCTAGTGTTCAAATGCAATTAAATTTTATTGGTGGACAAGGTTTAGAAAAACCAGTTGAAAGATTACAAAATGCACTTTCTTCTAATTTTTATGGTAATACAGAAATGTATGACGAACGTTCAATTAGTACTGCAACATCTATGGCATTAACTGGTACTACAGCATTTTCAAAAGAGTTTTTAGACTCATTAAACAATCAAGTTGTTAAATTAGCGGCAACAAAAAATACAGATGGAACATCAAAACTTATTGATGGAAAGTATCTAGGAACATTACTTACAACAACTCAATTAGGAACATTAGATTATACTCCACTTATTAATTCAATTTATAGCGATACCTCAAATTATTTTACAACATACGAACAGCTATGTAATACTATAATTTCAAAATATGGTTCTTATTTTGCTTACACTATGCTACACCCAAATAATAGAAAAATAGAATCATATGACGTTACAACACCAGGGGGGGCAGTAAATTTAAATTTATTTAGTTATATTAATAAAGCGGATTATAACACACTAATTCAAATAGATAGAAATAGTTTAAAAAGCTACATTGAAGAGTACGACATTTCAACCATTTTAAACTACGCGGAAATAATAACAGATGAAAATCTTTTAAGTACAATAGACCAAAATGTTAATTTATTTTTAATGCCAAATATTAATGATAAATTTGATGAAATAGATAGATATGATTTTAGTTCAATTGAAAAAATAAGAAATAGTTTAATTAAAAACTTAGATTCATTAAATTATATTATAGACAATGGCGCTGATGTTAAATTGTCTGGTGCTTCAGCATACACTTCAACATTAAGTTCATTTGATGAAAATGCATTATATGGTGCATATGGTGATTGTGTAACATACATAAATAACAATAGAGATAAAATGTATGAAAAACTAACTACTACGAGTATAACCGCAGATGTTGGAAAAATACTTGGTAATTTATTTTATGATAAGGTTGAAAACATAATGGATATAATTAAAGCGTATTTAGATTTAGGTGACGAGGACGACACAATATCTAAAATTAGAAAAAACATTAGCGAGATTTTAGTTCAGAGTGATGATGCAATTAAATTTAAGTTTGGTAAAACACCAGTTAAGAAAAACGAAAAAACCTATTCATATAATATATCGGTAACAAATTTAGTTAATACGCAAACTGAAACAATGAAATTATTATTTTCAAAAAAGAATGAACCAACAAACAAATTAAATTATTATAGAAATGAGTAGAGAGTATTTTGACAGGTATCAATTTTTTATCGAAAATGGAACTTTTAAGGTTGTACCAGGTATACAACTAGATATAAAAGGTACTGACAAGTATATAATATTTAAAAGCGGTAAAGATAGATTAGATAAAATATCACAAGATTACTATGGTTCACCAACATTTGGTTGGTTAATTATGGTTGCAAATCCTGGTATAACAGGAACAGAATTTGAAATACCGGATAACTTCTACGTAAGAATTCCATTTCCGTTAGTTACCTCTTTACAAGATTATAAAAGAGCGGTAGAATTGTACAAACTATATTATGGCGAATAACAATATAAATGGTAGTGAAAATATACATGTAAAAGTAGACCAAAATAATTTAATTTATATTGATCCTAATACTGTTGTTGCTGCTGATGGTACATTATCACCAAGAGGGGTAAAACACGAAGAATTGACAATGTATGTTAATTTAGAGGCTGATTTGGTTCCTAGGTCATTGTTGGTTTCTGATAATGATAGGGACACATTAAAGTTTGTTGCAGGCGGTAAATTAAGTTTTTTAAATAATAAAAACAATGTTGATGGTGTTGAAGTAAAAGATTATGACACATCATGGACGGATGTTTTTCAGCCATCTGATTTAACACAAGCAACTGGTACACAAACATATGACAAATCAGCACAAAGCTTTGGTATTGATACAATTGATATTTCCGTAAAAGGTTTTAATGCGATTCCTCAAGTGACAATACACTTTATTGACGTTAGAGGTAAAACATTATTTGAAGCCGCAGAAAATTCACCATACTCAGCTTTTTTCCACGTGCCATGGCCTATTTTTTATTTAACAATTAAAGGTTATTATGGTAAGGCGATAAAATACAGATTACACCTTGTTAGCTTTAAAACAAAATATAACGATACTAATGGTAATTTTGAAAGTACCGCAGTATTTGTTGGTTCAACATATGCATGGTTATCCGACATTCCACTACAAGGTATTTTAGATGCTGCATTTATGTTTCCAATAGAATCTATGAAGACCACGTTGAATGATGGTACAAAATCACAAGAAACAATAGTCAAAGGAACTAGAGGTTATAGTTACCTAAAAACCATTTATAGCGAATATAAAAAGAAAGGACATATTGCTAACGATTTTCCAAACAAAACATTAAGAGAGGTTATTACCGCTGCAAAATCATTAGATAAAGTATTAGAACAAAAAATCTTTTCTGAAGTTGTTGACATGAGATTGTTTACCGGTATTAAAGAATTCAATGATAATTTAGAAGAATTTAGACAAACAGTAGTTGGGTGGGCTAGCATAAATTTAGATAAAGCAAATGGTGTTGCACAGACATATAATAATATTGATTATTATTATTTAAGCGATACAGATAAGTTTGACACTAAAAAAGTATTAGGTGTCAACACACCTGGTACATTACAAAATATTGTAAATAGTGCATCTGATAAACTTAGTAAAAATGATATTTTTGTAACATCATTAATAAACCAAACCACAGCAAATTTTAGTAAAAGAAAATTTGGTCTTGGTGGTGTAACTAAATTTGAATGGCAAAATGAAGAACAAAACAACTTTTTTCAATTAGAACCATCTGACGACCCTAACATACAAAAACGACAAGACGCTGGTGAAATAGTGGGTAAGGTTTTAGTTGGTATAGATTATTTGGTAAGTTTAATTGATGACATAAGAGTGTTATTCAATGAACAGAGAACATTATTTGAAAATGATGTTGAAGTTGCAATGAATGAATATGTTAAAAGAGCAGACACGGGATTAGGATTTGAACCAACAATTAAAAATCTATTTACGATAGTATTAGCGAACGCAGAAACATTTATAAGGTTAATGCAAGATACACATGCTAGAGGAATTGCAGTTGCAAGTCAAAGAAGATTATTATTAGACAATTATACAAGTGAAAATAGCAAAGCTGATATTATATATCCATGGCCTGAAATAAAAAAGAAGAATGAAAAAAACAAACAAAACGTTTTAGTATATCCTGGTGACCCATCTGTTAGTAAGGCGCTAGTTGCTGATAATGCAAAATTATGGCCGGAAGTAGATTTTATTGAAAACTTTATTGGTGTTGCAACAAACAGGATTGAATCATTAACTGAAAAAGAAGGTAGTACAGGAAAAATCGTTTATAGTTTTAACAATAACGAAGACCAAAAAAATAACGATAAGATAAGTACGGTTGATTTATTTACAAGTGTTGTACCTTACGCATCTAAAATACATTCTGATTTTGTATATGAAATTTGGGAAAGAGCATTAAACTATACGTTTATTGATTCATTCAATAACGATACATTAAAAGAATTGGCGACTAAGGAATATACAAATATTTTAAACGCAATTCAATTTGATAACGATTTAATTAAATTGGTTAAAGACCATTTTACAAGTGCAGAGTCGTTTAAAAATTTATTATATACATTAGCACCATATGACAAGTACTTTTATTATCTTAGCCAAGAACCCACAACTAATTATATAAAAAGTGTTTATGAAAATCCAGTACTAATACAAGATTTTAAAGACAGGACAACAACATTTAGCAATGCATTTGCATATTCAAAATTACAAAGTTTTATAACAGATTATAAACCAGAATCATATAGAAAAGACATATATCCATTTACATCTGACAAGTATAACGATTATCTACAAACTAGGTACAATCAAGAATTTTCTATTTCAGATTTAAATTTCACTGGGTTTTTAAATGTTAATACAAATATTGGATTTATTACCGGTAAGGTTAATCCGAAATCTTGGGTTAATCAGAAATATAGTGCTTACACAACAAATTTGTTTTCTCAAAGAATAAATTTAAATGGTAATTATACACACGTTCTGAACACACCATATTTCCATAATCAATTATTTTCTGAATTTACATCCACAAATGGCACATCAAGAGGTAAATACGTTGGTTCAGCATACATGTTATTAAATTCGTTACCATTTGTTGACCTAGAAGATAGAGTGACAATTTCTGGTAACACACATACAGTTTCATCTCTGTTTAGAGAAATAGGTTCAACACAATCAATACCATATCACTTAATGTTAAAATGGGGTGCCCTGTATCATAGGTATAAAAAATACAAGACAACCGGTATTGATATTTTAAGTGGTTGTTTAAATAATAACAATACTACTAAATCAATAAGCGGACAGACGTTTTTTGATAACGGAAGTAATTTCACATATACAAATGGTACTACATCAGGTATTACATATACTGGTAATACACATGTTGGTACACACCCATTTTATGATGCGATTTTTTCTCAAGTGGTAAATGATTATGAACCATATAATTTTCTTTCCGGAAACACACAATATTCAGCATACACAAATAATGGAAACGTATTAACATATAGTTTCTCTAGTCCAAACGGAAGGACATATTGGACATCATTTGTTGATAATTCACAATATAATTCTAACGATAGTAGATATACAATATTACCATCAAATGGTACAAATACGTTAGTTGATAAAGTTATTTACAATACAACTACGGCAGCAATTTTAGGTACACTACCTAACAATATATTATTAAATTCTAATATTGGCTTTGATGAAGACACTCAAAATAATTTTAGAGTAATTTGGGAGGAAGAAATTTTTAAACATACGTTTAGCGGGGTAACATTTGCATCGCCAAGTGAATATACTAGAATGTATGATGTAAAAAATATATATGATAATGAATTCGGTGTAACAATCAATAATAGTATTGAGTTTAGAAAGGTCTACGATTTAATTGGAACATTTAGTCCCGCAATATTAGATGAGTTTGAGTATCAATTTTTAACATTTGCTAGTGAGAGGTTATCAACAACTAGTAGCAACCCACCATTTAGTGAAGTGGTTTATCATAATTTTCAAGATTTCTTAAAAGAACTTGTTAGTGTTAATAAAACAAAAATAACCGCAACCACAATACCAGAACAAATTAATCAAATTATAAATTTGCAGCAGCAAAATTTAACTACAATTACTGGTAATATCCTTTCTAAAAATAATTTAGTTAATATTACAATTGCAAACCCAAAAGAAATGAATCCAAATATTTTTCATGGATTTGCAAAAATTGATGATAAAAATATATTAACATACGAACCATATACAAACGCGTCAAATCAAAATTTAATCGATTTGTATATTGGTGAGGAACCGGACACTAATTGTTATTTGAATTTCTTTATTGATTTCAACATTGAAATTACACCCCAAAGCGTAAGAGATTTTAGGCCACTTGTTTTAATGTATGCTGGTTATAGAAAAAATAATAATACACCAACAGATATTCCATTATTTAGAAATTATATAAGGAATAATATCTTTGTAAAAGATAGTGACCCAAATTCATCAGTAAAAGGTGCATCACAACGATTAAGCTATTTCTTAACTTTAGTTGTTAATAATGTTTTTACAAATGCAAAATTACCAACATCATCTGAAAAAATTAATATTACAACTGGTTATAATGATTCATCTTTAAAATTAGAATTATATAGTCATTTTAAAGCATTTAACGATAAGTGGACAGGTGGTAATTCGATTGGACAGAGAAATTTAATAGACGAGTTTTTGTTTTTAGATAAAGCAAATAGAGATATAGGTCAACAATATTTTTTAAATTTAAGTAGAATTACAAGTTTAGAAGATGAGGGAAACGCTAAACAAACATTATATGGTGTAATATCCTTACTAATACAAAATACAGGTTTTGATATGAAAGCCTTACCAGCATATATAAATTATTATGGTACTAGCGTTTCACCGACACCCAAGTTAACACCTTCAAAGACAGTAGCCTCGAATTTATTCGGTACATTTACGGAAGTAGATTATCAAGAATCATCACCTAAAATTATTATTCAATATGTTCAAAATCTTTCAAAGAGATTAGACATGCCAAATAAAAAATATAAATTTAGCGATGACAGCTTTGATATTTCGAATGTAAATAAAAACCCAATAATTTATGAGTTACCTAAAGTTTTCACAACTAATGACTATGTTAAATCAAATAGGGTTGTTGCATTTGAATTAAGTTTTGGAGACCAAAACCAAAATATTTTTAAAAGTATTACATTAGACCAAGCAACACTAAAAAACACAACAGAATCTTTTGTCGTGTTAGAAAACTTAGCTAGGTCGGAATCAGGTTCATCATCATATAATGTTGACGTAAGCTTATATGACTACTACAGACAAGCAGCATATTCTTGTGACGTTACATGTATGGGAAATGTGATGATACAACCAACAATGTATTTTTACCTTAAAAATGTTCCAATGTTTAAAGGAACATATTGGATTACAGAAGTTTCGCATAGTATCAGAAATAATAATATTGTTACAACCTTCAAGGGTGCAAGAATGCCATACACTCAACTACCTGATCCTAAAGATTCTTTCATGTCATCATATCGTACATTGTTTGACAAAATAACACAAAATGCAATTTCTAGAATGTATGGTGAAGATAAAAATACCGTACAAGCATTACAATTCGTAAAAACTGGCACAGGGGTGTTTACTGTTGATACTGGTAAATCATTATTAGATACCGAAAGAGTTAAGTTAGTTAATGAGTCTAACTATTCACCTATGGGTATACCATTCAATGGTCAAGACGGAGAAAGATATATTTCTAAAATAGAATTACTTGGTGCAAAAAACAAATTCAAGATTACAGACAAATTCTTAAGAGGCTATGCTGTACAAATGGGTGGTATATTTAATACCTATAACGAGGCTGATAATATGACATTTATAGGAAATTTAGATAAAGATTTTGGACAGAACATCAGCCCTAGGCAAGTATACTTTAATGAAGTTAAAGCTGTTACGGAAAAGAATTATTTTTATTCATGTAGGTTTAATAATAAAAAAGTTTCTGCAAACATAGTTGCAAAAGGTACGACAACATTTTTAAATCCAGCCAACGACGAAGTATTTACATTAAAACATTCATATCAATTAGATGCAACAAATAACCAAACTAGGTCGTTTAATGGTCCTGTTGATATTGGTCCAAAAACAAATGATGGTAACTTTGCAATTGGTATGTCAGTAGCATTAATGAAAAAACTAGGGCTAAAAGATAACGACGTTATATATTTTAATGTAGAATAGTCAATATTGGGATATTTATATAAAAAACCAAATATGGAAAATACTAAAGTAAAAAATAGTCTAGACCAATTTTTAAGTCCAAAGAACGTAAAAAACGTATCAAAAGATGGTATGGAAAGAGAAGAATGCGACTTATTAACTGGCGAATGCTATACGATTAGAGAAAAAGATGGTATAGTTGAAAGAATAAATAAAAGATATATTACCAATGATGGTAGACAATTATTACAAGATTAATATGTTAGAGAAAAAATTATTAGAAGAAGTTAAGCGTTACAACGAGATTAACAAATATGGTAAAACCATGATAATGGAGCAAGACGCTGTAGAACCCCCTCCTCCGCCACCAGCTGATGCTGCGGCGCCAGCGGGTGATATGCCACCACCTCCGGGCGGCGATATGCCACCCCCACCAGCAGGTGATGATATGACAGGTTTAGACGCCCCACCTCCACCACCAGCAGGCGGTGATGATTTAGGCGGTGCACCAGATGCTGACACAAAAGAATTGGATGTAACTGAATTGGTTGACATGGTTAAAAACTTGAAAAAGGATTTAGATGGTAACCAACAAAGCAATGGTGAAGTAACAACAAAAATGGATGATGTGTTTTCTAAATTAGGAGAGTTAGAGCAAAAACTAGCTTCAATGGATAATATCGTTGCTAAGATAGATGAACTAGGTTCTAAGGTTGAACAAATGAAACCTGAAACACCTCAAGAAAAATTAGAAATGCGTTCGTTAGATTCATATCCGTTTAACCAAAAACCGGTAGACTTTTTTGCAAATAAACAAGCCGAAATGAGACAAACAGGTAAAAACGAATACATTTTAACCAAAGATGATGTTGATAACTTTTCACCAGATGAAGTAAAAACATCATTTAACCCAATAGGACAAGAAGATGAATATTCATACTAACGTAAACTTTTTTCTAACACTCCAAGCACAACTAAAAATCATGCATTGGCAAACTAAGGGGTATGCACGTCATAAAGCCTTAGACGAAACACTAGGTGAATTATATGGTTTAGTTGACACTTTTGTGGAAGAAGCTATGGGTAAATATGGTAAATTCATATTAGAAAACGAAACAAAAACAATAAATTTATCAAATCTTAGCGAATTAGATATTAGGTCATTTGCTAATACTTCAATTGAAGCGTTAAATCAATATAACGAACAATTTGAAGATATCGACACAAACCTATTCAATATTCGTGATGAGATGATTGGTTTGTTCAATAAATTAAAATACCTACTAACATTAGAATAAGTTAAAATTTACGAAAAATAAATTAACCCAGATTTTTTAGTCTGGGTTTTTTTATGTATATTATTCCTATAATCAATTTTGTAAATTAAATTAAAATTCTATGAGTACATTTGACGCAGTACTAGCGCAGTACGAAAAAAACAAAAACGCCACAGGTGGTAACAACAACAGAGTCTCACAAGAAGACCGAATGAAAAAGTACTTCACAACAGTATTACCAAAAGGTAGTAAGGGTGAAGAGAGAAGAATCCGTATTCTACCAACAAAAGATGGTTCCTCACCATTTGTTGAGGTTAAATTCCACGAAATTCAAGTGGATGGTAAATGGGTAAAGTTATATGACCCAGCACAAGAAGGTCTACGTTCACCTTTAAATGAGGTTCAAGATGCGTTAATGCAAACAGGTGTTGAAGCTGATAGAGAAGCAGCACGTAATTATCGTTCTCGCAAATTTTACATCGTAAAAGTAATTGACAGAGACCACGAAGATGATGGTGTTAAGTTTTGGAGATTTAAACACAACATTAAGCAAGAAGGTGTTTTAGATAAAATCTTCCCAATTTTCCGTAACAAGGGTGATATCAGTAATCCTGAAAATGGTCGCGATTTAATTTTGTCTTTGACATTAACTAAGTCGGGAACAGGTAAAGAATATACGGTAATCAATTCAGTAATTCCTGATGATGTTAGTCCATTAAACGAAAATCCTGAAGTTTCTAAGCAATGGCTAGGAGATGAGTTAACTTGGTCTGACGTTTATTCTAAGAAGGGTGAAGATTATTTGGATATGGTAGCTAAGGGCGAAGTACCACGTTGGGATGTTGATGCTAAGAAATGGGTATCAAACTCTACAGCGGAAGAAGTAATCGGTTCACCAAAATCAACAGTTGTTGATCCACAAGAGGATGAAGCTGCGGATGATGATTTACCATTTTAATCATGGAGGGGTGGAGATAACGTCAGAAACCCCATTTTTTAAAACAATATTATGGCAGGTATAAAAAAGACTGATTTTTCAGCAATCAAAAAAAAGTTCTCAAAAGAGGCAGAATATAAACCAGATCGTTTTTTCGATTTAGGTAACGCTTTCTTAGATGCTTGTGGTATTCCGGGTCCTGCAATGGGTCATATCAATATGTTATTAGGACATAGCGATACGGGTAAAACAACTGCACTTGTTAAGTCAGCTGTAGATGCACAGAAGAAAGGTATTGTTCCTGTGTTTATTATCACAGAACAAAAATGGAGTTGGGACCACGCAGAATTGATGGGATTTAATAAAGATGGTGATTATCTTTTTAATAGTGATTTTGAATATATAGAACAAATTACTGATTATATTAATGAGTTATTAGATGCTCAGGAGAAGGGAGATTTACCTCACGATTTATTAATCTTATGGGATTCAGTAGGTTCGGTTCCATGTAAAATGACTT